CCCTTGTCGTTTCACTCATAATAGCTGGATCAAGATGGATCTTCACTGGCCTCCCAGGACTATCTCCTCTATCTTTCCATTCATTAAAAGTGTTTATGTATAGACAAGGTACTACGATGATACCTTCTTTACCCTTCCATAAATTACCAGATGTTTCACTGTATATGTCACCCTTCTTAGCGGTTTCAATATACTTACCATCGCTATCATCTAGCACTGGTGAATTAGCATAAAGTAATTTTATGATTGGTAGTTTTTGATCTCGAGCCGTTACATACTCTTGACCCTGACCTGACAAATCTTCTAAGTTAATTTGTGCAGGTAGATTGCTTGCCTTTTTTACAACCTCTTTGGCTTGAGGTTTTGCCTGTTGCTCTTGTGACATGTTACTCCTTCGTTGTTATTTTAGTCTTGTTTGCAACATAAGTACCAAACAGTTCAGCAGGCACACTTCGTCCTAAGTCTTCGATTTGTTCTCTTACAAATCCTCTTAATGTTGAAGGGTGCACAGATTCTTTTTGTTTAACTGCTAGTCCTTTGTCTTTTAATTCTGCAACCAAAGCCTTAGCTTCATTATCTTGGTTTCGACCAAACTCTAGTGACACTTGATTTTTTATTAAGTCACCATGTCCGTTTTCTCTTAACCATACAAATGCTTCTTCAGATTTGGATACAGGTATGCGTGCGGAATAGAAGGGCTTTACCTCAACAGATGAACCATCTT